TGTTTTCATTTCACCTGGCCGGCCGGTTGCACAAAGCTGCTATTCAGGATTTCGCCAAGGAGCAGATAGCCGCCAGCCAGCCAACGTTTGAGGCAGCCGCCGATGCGCTGTATCAGATTGGACTGCGCTGGAAAGAGCGCAGCCGGTTTGTTGCAACGGGCGACGAACTGAAGCCAATCAAGGAATCGGCCAACTGGCTGGATGAGCTTCTGCAGATCGCCCCGGAAGGCATGGCGCTTGATGCCTTGCTGGCGGCTGAAAAGGACATTGATAATTTTTGGAGGAAGCAGGCATGACACCGAACCTGAAAACCCGCGCAAAAAACCTGCTGGCACTGCGCCACGCCGAACGCGGAGCTGATCTTGCAAGGTATCAGCACGGCGTGATTGCCCTGCTGCAAGAGCTGATCGCCGCACCGGAGCAGGCTGCGAGCGTGCCGGATGGGCTTATCCAAAATCTGGTTCAGACCGCGATGCGAGGTTTGCTGACAGCTGACGACATGGCAAACCTGCGCCGCTTCGATGAGTGCTGTCAAGACAGCGACGCGGACGGCCACGCCGTAGCCAAGCCGAAAATGAAAAGGCTGGAGCTGGCTGGCGTTGTTCGGTCATGCGGATTTGGACGCCACGAAACAACAGCGTTTGGTGATTGGCTTCTCGCCGAAGCGCCGGAAGCGCCAGCATTGAGCGATGAGCGGATTATGGAGATTTGGGCCGCGAACAGTGGCCGACCTGTAACTATGGGTAAGGATCGAATTATCGCTCAGGCCCGCGCCATTGAGCGCGAACTACTTGGAGAAAACCAATGAACACATGCACAGATTTGTATGTAGAAATCCTAGCAAACAAGATTAAGCTGCTAGAAGAAAAGATGGAAGATATCGACAAACGTTTAGAGCAAGCAGAAACTATAATTTCTGTTTTGAAGATGGCTTCTGGTATTCAAATTTACAAGAATGGAGATTGTGATGGAGATTAGTGTTCAACCTGTCGGATTAGGCGGACGTCTTGCTAACAATTACACAGATGTTACAATTCATGTACCTAGCACAACAATTAATCTATGGTGGCTTACTAAGGAGGAAGCTGTAAATCTTCTAGCAACGTTTAAGCAGGCTTGTATTGAGTTAGAAGATTTTATTGAGAAAGCTGATAAAGAATGAAGAAGCTATTTATTGATTTCCTTATTGAAGAAGCTAAGTTTACAAGCCTAGACAATAAGAAGAAACAAGAGGAATTGCTCAATAATACCTCTGTTAATCTTCTCTGGAGCATGGTGTTAGAGAAAGCTCGTAGTCAGGGTTATGAACTAGCTGTTAGTCATTATGCTAGTTATAGCAAAGCACCAGATTTCTGTTATAAAGGAGTGAAAAAGGTGTGATAGCTAGTATTATAAACATGGCCTGTGAACGTGCTGCAATGCTCCCTAAAGAGCATCCTATACGTGTCTATGCAATCGCTACAAACAAACGTGGACAGATTCTTGCTGAACGTGGGAACTCATATCATAAATCACATCCTATCCAGAAGAAATGGGCAATGGCTGTTTTCCAACCAGAACGAGAGTTTCTACATGCAGAGGTGTCTACACTGATTGCAGCCCTAAAAACAGGTAAAAAGATTGACAAACTAATTATAGGGCGTGTAGATAAACAAGGTAACAGAAAGAATGGAAAGCCGTGTATTGTTTGTGCTACAATGCTAGAACAAGAGTTTCCAGATGTTAAAATTTATTGGAGTAAGGAGAATGATGAATAAATTTATTGAAATTAAACGCAAGGTGTTGTGTTCACCATATTTTATTAATGTATCTAATATTGTTTATGTTTGTCAACATCACCATAAAGGTTCAGAAATACGTCTTGTAGATGGCTCTATTCTAGAGGTAATTGAGAATGCTTCAGATATTATGAAATTGATTGAGGGTACATAGTGAAAATTTGGCGATTAGAATGCTCTCATGGAGGTGATCCGCTATACACTTGGGCTTTCTTTAAGAATAAACCAGATGTACAAATGATACGGAATGAGTTTATTGATTATACAAGGTGTATTCCTAGCACGGATGATTTAGAACAGCTAATCAATAAAGGTAAGGTTATGATTAAGTCGGATGAATTTTACCTAGAAGAAGTAGAGGTAATTGAGAATGATAGTTTGCTCTGAAAGGTTTCTAGAGAAATTTAAACAACATCCAGTAATATGGAAAGCTCATTGGTATTTAGCACCATTAAAGCGCCAATGGCGATGGAAAAAGCAGAATAATCTAACTACATTGAGCTTTAATGAGTGGATAGCAGAGATGAGAAAATGAAATTCCATATTGATGATTCACTAGAAAAATTTAGACGCCATTTTGGAATTGATAAGCTCACTGACGAAGATTTTGAAGAACTTAAATTAAACACAATTTCAGCCCTTAAGCAATACGCTACCGATACAGGATCAGATGTAGTAGCACTAGAATTTTATAGAGGGCAACTTACATATAGCCAAGCTCAAGACTTGTTGGACTATCTGCATCATGAAGGATACAAGTGTGATGATGGGTACATCTACTATGGGTATTGTGTTACACTAAAAGTTAGATGGGGGAACAGCGGTATTGCCATTCAAAGGCCGTTTGAATTATTCTTAGCAAAGTATACTAGCAAAATTAGAGATCAAAACCAAAGGAGAAATAGTGAAAACACCCAATCAGCCTGTAGAGTGCTCGATATTCCCTGATGCTTCCATCACAGCAGAAGCTCAAGGAGAGTTTGTAAAGATTACTATTACAGGGCGCTCAGGCACACAACAATCTGTAATTCTTGATGATTACAAGTTTAGTGAGCTTCTAACTATTTTGGAGGAATTCTGTGGATACTAAAATTGAAGCTAAAGCTGTAGCCCTATTTCTTTACGATTCTTATGAAGAGTCTTATGCAGCTTTTAAGAGTTTTGCTGATATCAATAAACATATGGTAGAACAAATTGTACCACAACATCCATTTGTTCAGGTAGGGGCTTTACGCATCCACTTTGGATATGCAACCAGTCATGAAGATTTTGTATCAAAATTTTGTAGTATGCAATGTGTGTTTATTGTGTATAATGGTACAAATCCAGAGGTAGAGCAAGTGTGCAGATACCGTGTTAGGGCTTCAACAAGGGATTTAAACTATATTAGAGGAATTAACAATGATTAGTGCGAAAGAAGCTTTTCAAATGTTGGAAGATAATGGCTCCTTAGATATTACTGTAGAACTTGCTATTGTAGAACGTAAAATTAAGGATGCAATCAAAGAAGGGAATTATGTTGTAGTTATACGTCTTGATGAATTCACACAAGTACGTAAGCGCAAGGTGTTATTGACACTACAAAGTTTAGGGTATGAAACATTGCATTGTGGTGGAGATAGTTGGAGAGTATCTTGGTATTAGGAGAATAAAATGATTAACCTAGCATTAGTACGTAAACAGGGCATCACAGATGATGCAGCCTACAAAATTATGTCATTACAACAGACACGATATATGTTACACGAGGCTATGAAAGAATGTAGCTGGAATAAAAACACATTACGTCAGTTTCCCGTGTTGCTTGAAACAATTGAAACAGAGCTTCAAGCATTGTGGGGATTTGAACAGAATATCAATTACTATAAATTCTGGGATGTCCCTGCTTGTGTGTAGCCAGCTATGGATAACAACGATAACTACCCACATGGGCACTACTATGTTAATAGTAGATGTCCTGTACATGGAACAGATTAAAGGGTAAATTATGGAAAAAGCAATTGAGATTGTACGAAACATTCTAGCAGAAACAACGCCAGAGCGTTACCCCAAATCTGGTGAGTGTATGGCTGCTAGGTTTGTTTTATTGGAGGTGCTAGATAAGCTCCGTGATAATACTACGTCAAAAGACGCACCAACATACTTTCAGCATCAGAAAGAGCTTTTAGAATGATCTTCTACGATTTCCCTAAATGTACGATTGAGCCTATCATGTATAACGATAAGGAAGGCTCTCTACATATTGTTCTCAGGATTACACATTATGTCATTGTCCCTCCTTGGAAGGGCAATCCTGTAGATTGCATGTCAGACCTCGATTTCTTTGGCTATGTGTCATTAGAATGGGAGGTTGCTGAAGCGACATTCTATCCAAATGGCGAGGGGTACGCCGAGCTATCTATTGACAAGAGCACAGTGCTTGATCTATTATCACTATCAGAACGAGACGACATTCAATCATACCTTGAGAGCTTCATGGCAGATATTGACAGAGGTGATGAGTCTGATGTAATATGTCATTTATTGGTTAACATAGAGGAGAGAAAGCTATGAGCAAGTTTAAAACAGGGGACATTGTTCGCATTGTAAACGACACAATGTGTTACACAGAAAATTTTACAGGGCAGGAGAGTGCAGTAACCAAAGCAAGTAACGGGATTTGCTGTCTTAGATTAACCTATAAGAACGGCTGTAAGACAAATATTCTATCATTCAATGATAGTAATCTAGAGCTTGTGAAAGCAGGTGATAATAGTGTTGTACAACAATCTGTTGACGAGCCTATCCAAGATATTACAACTAAAATCACCAGCACAGGTGGAAGTAGTGACTACTACAAGCTCAATATCAATGGTAATCATGTTGAAACAGAAGATGTAATTTACGCAATGGTTGGTGGGGACTTTGCTCTAGGGAATGCTTTGAAGGCGCTACGTCGTATGTATCTTGATAGTGAGGGTGGTGGTAAAGAAGGTATAGACATGAGCTATGATGCTAACAAGGTAAAATACTTTGTGGATAGTTTTGTTAAACGATTTGGAGGCCAACAATGCAAATTAAAATTGAAGATGCTGATGGTACTAATTTGACAGTAGGGCATTGGTATAAAGTGTTGTTTACTAAAGAAGGTTGTCCGTATGTAGAAGATGATTATGGTGAGATGACTGCTGTCTATGATTACCAAATTGCGGAGGTAGAATAATGGCAATACAGATAACTTTCTACAGAATTAGTGAAAAGAAGCCAAAACATAATGAGGAAATTATCTGGCTAAAACTAGCAGGAGGTTTTGGATATTATGGATTTGAACCGAGGGAAATTACAGTAAAATATGCTTGGACGGAAGTAGATGAAAAAGGAAGCGAAACTGGTAATCAATGTTATTATTCTGAAGAAGATGGTGAGGAACTAGAAGGTCATAAGTTGGAAATCCTATTTTCTGGGTACACAGCAGATGATAATGATTTGTGGTGTAACATTGATGACTACTGGGCTTGTTTTGATAATGAAATTACTTTGGAGCAACAATAATGATTAAAATGAAAGTACCACCACTAAAACCACTAGATGATTATTCAGAGTTTCTTTTGCTTGTAGCACATGGAAGCCAAGGAAAGATAATTTCCAACGTATATTGTACGGAAAATGAGTTTTATGTACGATTTGCTAATGACAGTGATTTTGTATATAATTTCTCTGAAGAGTGGCTACACATGAAGGAGCAATATGAGAAAAAATAAACTGATTGACATCCTCAATCAAATTGATGGTAATCCTGATATTCTTCTATATAATGGGTTTGTAGACGACTTTATGGATTTTAATATTAGAACTAAACCGTATGTTTTAGTCAAACATACGCGAGAATTTTTCTATAACAATTTATGCCACACTTTTCAAACACGTAATTCAAGATTACCTAGTGAAGCTGAAAATCAAGTATTGTTAAATAAAGCTGAAAATCTTTCTAAAAAAGAGGAATGGGAGTTTCCAAACGAGTTTGTAACACAAGATGAGGTCGGAAGTTGGTACGGAAATCGTATGAAAAAAGTGTTTATGATAGAGGCCAGACTCCGAAATAAGAAGTGTTATGATCGATCTGGAAGTTTAGAATACTAATAAGGAGAAGAAATGAAAACAGTAATTAAGTTCAGCTATGATGGATGTCAACCTTGCAAATTGTATGCACCAGCTTTTACAAAGGTTGCTCAAGAATTCGCTCAGGAATTATCTGAACAATATCAGTTTGTAGAGATTGATGTAGATCAGAAACCAGATGTTGCTAGTAGCTACAAGGTGCGTTCTGTGCCTACAACAATCATTACAGATGAATCTGATATTGTGCTTGCTACAAAAGCTGGTGTAATGTCTGAGCAACAATTGAAGGAATTTATCCAAGGATGTTCAAACAATTAATAATAATGGCTTTTATTTGCACGTTATGGCCCCTACAAGCTCTTTCTAGGGATATAGATTGCCTAGCTGTAGCAATTCATAAGGAAGCGTCTGGGGAGGGCTTATTGGGGCAGCGTGCCGTACTAGATACTATTCAGCAAAGAATGAAAGATAAGCATAAGACAGCTTGCCAAATCATTAAAGAGCCGGGACAATTTAGCTGGGACACAACAGATGTTAAAGCTACAAAGCAACAGTTGACACGTTACAGGTTTGTTGCTAAGATGCTTCCTGTTGTGAAGGGAGCTACACACTTCCATACATCGAAAATAATTCGACCATCGTGGACTAAGAAGATGAAAGTTAAGTTAACACTTAAAAATCATATATTTTATTGATAGGAGAGAAAATGGAACGTAAGCTTGCGACAATTAGGCGTATTGTAGAAGTAAAAGAGATTGTAGGAGCTGATGCTATTGAAGCTGTTCGTGTTGATGGTTGGTGGGTGGTAGTTAAGAAGGGTGAATTTCCTATTAATCACGCGGCTGTATACTTAGAAGTTGATAGTTGGGTGCCTACCAGTATTGCTCCGTTCCTTACTAAATCAGGGAATACCCCTAAAGAGTATGAAGGATTGAAAGGTGAACGCCTACGCACAGTGAAACTACGTGGGCAACTAAGTCAAGGGCTATTACTCCCGCTTGGCATCCTACCAGTAAGGGATTACTCAGATGGAGAAGATGTAACAGAAACTCTTGGTATTTTAAAATGGGAACGCCCACTTTCTCCACAGCTTTATGGACAAGCTAAAGGTAATTTCCCAAACTTTCTACGTAAGACAGACCAAGAGCGTGTACAAAACATTGGTAACATGCTGGAAAATTATGTAGGACAGGAGTTTGAGGTTACAATCAAGCTAGATGGTAGCTCTTGCACAATTTTTGTAAATAACGAAAATGAAGGTGTATGCTCACGTAATCTAGAACTAAAACAGAATGAAGATAATGTATTCTGGCGTATCGCACTAGAATATGATATCCATAAAAAGATTCGTGCCTACGGGAAGAATGTAGCTGTGCAAGGAGAATTGATTGCTCCGAACATTCAAGGTAACTATGAGAAAGTAAATAAGCCTGAATTCTACGTGTTTGATGTGTTTGACATTGATAGGCAGGAGTATATGTTACCAAAAGAACGTCAAGAGTTTTGTAAGTTACTGAGTATTCCTCATGTACCAGTGGTAGATAAAGCCTTTACAATGATCGCAGATGTAGATAAACTACTGGATATGGCCGAAGGTGAGGGCATGAATAAAGGAGTGAAGCGTGAAGGGCTTGTATTCAAGCACAATACGTCTGGCTTCAGCTTTAAAGCAATTTCTAACAGTTATCTGTTGAAGGAGAAATAAGTGAATTTACGCTATAAAGTACTTCTTAAGAGTGCTCTAGGCCATTGTTGCATTAAGGCAACTGTCTTAGATACAGACAGTATCGAACAAGAATCTGATAAGTATCACTGGTATTACAATCTGTGTGAATGCACAGAAGTAGAAGATGCAAAGAAAATTTGCTCAGTGATGAATTTCTTTGATTGCGGAGTAGATACATTTCAAATTACAGAGGAAAGTTACTATGAAACTAAGTAAACAAGGATGGGCTGTAGCCCTATTGGGCATGGACAGTGCTGAGGCTCTAGAGGGTATGCAAGAGCAAGTGGCTCCGATTGTAGGAGCGTACACTACAGCACCACCAGAAGAACAGAAAGAGTTGCTTACAGAAATGCTAGATGGGCTTTCTTGGCCAGAAAGCCTTATTAATGACGAAGTAACATTATCGGTTGAAGCAGCTACTAATGAAATTAATAAGCCATTAACCATCCATTACAACACAACGCAATACAAAGCGGCTGTTTGGCATGTATATAAAAAGAATTTCACAGAGCAGGGTGGTGCTATATTTGCTAACTACCTGGAAGCGCAAGAACGTCTTGATAGGCTGATTGTAGATGCTACAAAATCTGGTATGATTTCGTCAGCAGGGTTCCTTGTAACTGCTGATAAAGCAGGTGAAAATGAATATTATGTGGATGTCTATGTTCAGCCTTGTTTTGGGGAATATACCCATTTAACAACATTGGAGATTGTTCAATGACCCTATTCAACATCATTACATCGTTACAAGCAGCTTCTGGAGGGAATGCTAAGAAAGCTATTCTTGAAGCTAATAAGGATAATAATATTCTATGTTACTATCTACAAACTACATATGATCCGCGTATTAACTTTTATATTACAGAAAAGACTTACCCAAACATCACAGAATGTATTCCACTAGCTAATGAAGATTATCCATATTTTGATATTGAAGATATTGCTAGTTTTATTGGCGTAATAGCAGAGAGACACCTAACAGGTAATGATGCTAAAGATTGGATTGTAGAACAATCTAAAATGTATACCAAAGAAGATCAGCAACTCATTAAATGGATGTTGCTTAAAGATATCAAAGCTGGCGTGTCTGTTAGTACAATTAACAAGGTCTGGCCTAATCTTATCTTTGAACAACCATATATGCGTTGTAGCCTTCCAAACGCTGTAAAGCTTTCTGAATGGGATTGGAAGAATGGTGTGTATAGCCAGCTTAAGTGTGATGGTATGTTTTCATCCATTACTAACAAGCAAGCAATCACACGTAATGGTTCAACATTCCCTTTTGATTTGTTGCCTACCAGCTTTAAAAAGGAAATGAGGAATATCCCTGATGGCGTAACGCTTAATGGTGAATTGCTTGTAAAACGTAATGGTGTTACGCTGTCACGTAAAGAAGGTAATGGGATGCTCAATAGCCTGCTGCAAGGTACGCCTTTGCAAGATGATTGTGAGCTACATTATGTTGCTTGGGATATTGAAGATTACTCGTTACCTTATACTGACCGTTTCATTGAGGTACTGGCGATATGTGATGGGGAATACTTCAACCATGTTGAATACAAAATGGTATACTCGTTAGAACAAGCGACACAACACTTCAAAGAAATGCTTTCACAGGGCCAAGAAGGAACAGTATTAAAGAACCCTAACGGCATGTGGAAGGATGGCACAAGCAAGGACTGTGTTAAATATAAAGTAGAAGCAGAGCTTGACATGAAAGTAGTAGGGGTAGTAGAAGGCACAGGTAAGTATAAGGGTATGTTAGGTGCTCTACAGCTAGAGAGTGAATGTGGCTTGGTTAAAACCGATTGTGGTACAGGGTTTAGTGACAAGCAACGTAAAGTAATGCTTGAGAACCCTCCTAAAATTGTGGCAATTAAAGCTAATGACCTTGTTGACAGTAAATCCAAAGAAGGTTATTCTTTGTTCCTACCAGTGTTCCTAGAGGAACGTGTGGACAAGTCTGTAGCAGATAATATTGATAGGATTAGAGAAATCTTTGATAGTGAAAAGGATATGTAAGCAACATGAACACATTAAAACACTGGAACATTACCCCTGAAGATTGGGAGGCTAAAGGATACAAACGTTTTTCCAATAATCATCGCCTTCTTGGAGACTACTGTTCGTTTGGTCTACAGAAACTTGTCAGTGATGAAACCGGTAAGAAGTATTACATCACTGTAAAAGTGTATGATAATTCAGACCTAGTTAAAAGGGGTCAAAATGTTCCTTCGTGGAGTTATTCACCCGCTTTACAATTTATTTCAGAAGGTGTAACATTTGACTTTGACCCGTTCTTTCACGATATTGGTATTGAAGAAATGGAAAAGTTCATTCAAGGTGTTTGGGATAAGCTGGATTGTGATTATTATGAAACTTGGAAGGCGCGATGACAACTGTTAATATTAATGTTAAAATGGAAATTGAAGAGCCAGAATATAGTGAAGATAAAGTATATATTGAAAAAATGATTGGATACTTGTCAACTGGTTTGATGGCATCTATCATTTCTTTGGAGGTTGAATATGGGTCGTAAACAAGAAATTAAAGTTGAATTTATTGACAAGATGGGCAATGATAAACGCATTTGTAACGCAGCTCGTGTAAGTTTTGCAAAGTGGGACGATACAGAAGAAATTACAGAAGCAGATAAAGGTTTGTTGAAATATCTGGCTACTGGTCTGCCAAAAGCTGAACGTGATGATTGGGAAAAGCGAGCTAAAGCTCATACACATTTTACCCCATTCTGTCATGCAACAATGAGTGTCCGTGTAACAGTTCCAGCATTTTGTGCGAGGCAATTACACAAACATGTCGTTGGCTTGGTTATTAATGAGGAATCACGTCGTTATATTGTTAAAGATGTAGAGCTGTTTATTCCTGCATACATTCATAAAGCTCCAGATCATGCAAAGCAAGGAGCCAGTAGTGAGCTACATACGGGCTTGATTGAATTCAATGGTGAAAACAAAACAGCTTTTGAATTGATTGAAAAGTATACTAACCAGCAAGTTGATTTGTATGAAGCTCTAGTTGAAGCTAAAGTAGCTCCAGAAGAAGCCCGTATTGTTCTGCCATTGAATATGATGGTAAGCTGGATTTGGACAGGCTCATTGTTAGCCTTCAATCGAGTATACCAGCAACGAGCTGATAGCCATGCTCAAATTACAGGTACTCAGGAGTTTGCACATAAGCTTGGTGATATTTTATATGAACACTTCCCATATTCAATGGAAGCTTTAAATTCGTAAAGGAGAAAACAATGTCTGAACAAAAGATGGTGACAATTACGGAAGAACGTTATAACGATTTGTTGGAAAGTGAGATGTGGGAGCTTGCACTAGATCAGGCTGGCGTGGATAATTGGGATGGCTATGAGTATGCACAGGAATGTTATGCTGAAATGAAGGGAGAAAGTAATTGATTCAAAAAAGTACAATGAACTCCCTGCATAATGCTAATAACCCATACCAAGGCACTGATAAACGCGTTCTATGCCTATGCTCTGCTGGATTGCTACGCAGCCCTACAGCAGCGTTCGTACTACAGAAAGAACTAGGCTATAACACTCGTGCAGCAGGAGTAACAGACTATGCACTTATCCCTGTAACAGAGGTGTTATTAAAATGGGCTGATGAGATTGTCTGTGTAAATGAAGAAACATTTGAAACCCTAATGGATAATATTGTACGTTCACAATATTTGTCAGCAGAGTATTTCAAAGATAAGGTTGTTGTGCTAGATATTCCTGATATCTACCCACGGATGGATGAAACACTACAGAAAATTATTTTCACTCAATATCTAGAAAAGGATAATGTATGAAAATTAGTCTTGATAACAAAAGCCCAGCCGTGGCTGTACTGCTTGTGTCCTTACTGTCAGTGTCAGTAGTTGGCATCATTGGGGCATACGTTGCATATTGGTGGTATGTTGTACAATATGTGTTCAACCTAGCTATCGCCCCAGTAGCTATGATTCCCGCTATTAGTTATTGGCAGGCAGCAGGTGTTAGCTTGTTCTTAGGCATGTTCCGGCCACATTGGTCTGGCAATGATGCTGAGAGTAAGGCCAAGAGCCATCTTGTAATTGCTTCACCATTCATTACACACCTTCTTGCTTGGCTCATCTTGGGCTAACATGTTTAAGCCCTTGCAAAATGCTTGCAAGGGCTTTCTTCTTGTGGTAACATGTATTCTTAATTCATGAATAGCGAATGGGGGGGTTTATGATTACAGCTAAAGAAGCATTTGCACAAAGTTTGGTAAATGCTAAGCCAGAGTATGAAGAGCTTGTACGATCATTTGAATTGTTACAAGGAGTGGCTATTGAGAATGGGCATAGTAAACTGTATTTTATTGCTAAAGGCAGTGAAGCTGCTCGTAATAAGTTTAAATACGAGCTAGAGGCTTTGGGATACACTTTTGATGGCTGGCTGCAGATGCAAACTGTTGGCATGTATGATGCAATGATTCATTGGGGGAGTTGATGAGTAAGTACGTAGTTGGTAAAAATCCTTGTCCATTCCGGGGATGTAATTCTAGTGACGGTTTTCATTGGTATGGAGAAGGTAAGGGAGGCATGTGCTTTGTCTGCAAGAAAGCCATCTTATCAGATGAAAGAAAAGCAGAGCTAGGTATTGAGAAATTTGAATGGACAGATGATATGGAGGCTGAAGTGGCAAGTAAAGAGCTATTGACAAAAGAAGAACTGGAACAGATTAAAGGATATACAGGAACTAAGGGACATATGTCTCGTGGTATTGAAGATGAGTACTACAAAGCATACTCTGTTCGCTTTAAATACTCTGAGACAACAGGGGAAGTGATTGAAACTTTCTATCCCTATACTGAGCAAGGAAAGCCATCAGGATATAAAGTTAGGGTTATGAATCCAAAGGATTTCCGCTCAATTGGTAAAGTTGGCAAGAAGTCTGACTTGTTTGGGGCATGGAAATGGAAGCAAGGTGGACATACCCTTGTAATCTGTAGCGGTGAAGCTGACACCATTGCTGCCTATGCAATGCTAGAAGAGTATCGTAAATCGAAAAGTAGCACCTTTGAACCTACTGCCGTGGTAAGTGCAGCAATTGGTGAAACTGGAAGTTATAAACAATTCCAAGAAAACTACGACTGGCTTGCATCATGGGGTAAGATTATTTATTTTCCAGACAATGATGTTGCTGGCCTGGCAGCTCTTGAGGATATCAATAATGTTATGCCTAAAGGCAAGTTGTTTATTGCTAAGCTTCCTGAAAAAGATGTTAATGACATGCTTGTTAAAGGTAAGCAGAAGCAATTCATTAAGGCGTTCTTTGATGCCAAGCCATATACACCAACAGGTGTGGTTGGTAGTAGTGAACTATATGAAGCAATGGTAGAGGCATCTCACGTAGAGAAGATGCCATTCCCGCCTGCTTACATAGAACTGAATGATATGCTTGCTGGCGGAGTAGCATTAGGGACAATCGGGGTTATTAGTGCATTCACTGGTATTGCCAAGACAACTATTGTAAATGAGTGTCTGTACTACTGGATTTTTAATAGCCCGCACAAAATTGCAGTAGTGTCTATGGAACAGAGCAAATCTCAGTTCGCTGAATTGATGCTATCTCGTCACATGGGCATTAAGATGGGCAAGATGCTTCCAGACCAGAAGCGAGAGTTTTTAAATAGGCCAGAAACTAGACAAGCAAGTGAAGTGTTATTTAAGGCAGAAGATGGCAGTGACCGTTTTCTAGTTGTAGATGATCGTGATATGGAAATTGAGAGCATGAAACAAGCTATCGAAAAAGCTGTCATTAGTTGTAATGCTCGTGTTATTATTTGGGATACAATCTCTGATGCAATGGATGCCCTAACAGTGGAAGAACAAGCACAAGTAATGAAGTGGTGTAAGAGTTTGGTAGCAATGTACAATTGCTCACTAATCCTTATTGCACACCAAAAGAAACCCCCTGCTGGAGCTAAAGATGGTGCCGCTGGTGGAATGGGTACAGAGAGCGGTGTACAAGGCTCTAGCACGATTACTAAGTCAGCTACGTGGATTCTTATGCTTGCTCGTGATAAAACGAGTGAAGACCCTATTACACGCAATACAACGCTATTGGCGCTATCAAAGAATCGGGATGCTTCTGACACCGGCCCTGCTGGCGAATTGTATTATGAAGTAGCAACCCACACTATTCACAATAAGCAAGAGTGGCTTGAAAACAATGGAGTAAGCTTTTAATGAGATTAGAAGATTTATATTATTACGCTGAAGACAGTCCTAGCGGACTAAGATGGAAAATAAATAGATATGGAGGAAAGGTCTATAACGTATTGGCTGCCTCTGCTGGAGATGTTGCTGGGTATTTAAATAAGGACGGTTATTGGATTCTGTCCATAGGTCATGGCAGAAATTATGTTAAAGGTCACAGGGTAGTATGGCAACTTTGTAACGGAGATTTGCAGGATGGTATGTCTGTAGACCATATAAATGGTGATACAAGTGATAATAAGATTTCTAATTTGAGGGCTGTCCAACACAAGATTAATTCAAGAAACCAGAAAATGAAGTCTTCAAATAGCAGTGGAATAACAGGAGTGTACCTGACTAACGGTAGGTGGGTAGCTCAGTGGAGAGATGACAAAGAAGCAAAGACTAAGTCATTCTCTACGAACAAGTACGGCCACGACAAAGCCCTCGAACTAGCTTGCGCCTATCGTGAAAAGATGATACAAGAACTAAATGCCCAAGGGGCAGGCTACACAGAACGTCATGGAAAGGAAACAGCATGAAATTAATCAACACAATCATTTTAGGTGTTGCACTAACACCGTGTATCATCTACAATATATACAAATATAAGTGTAGAACTACTAAGTCATTTGAACAACGCTAAGGAGGAATACAATGCTTAAACCTAAAGTTGGTGATAAATTTCTTTGTACATGTGATGATAGAGCTTCACACGGTTTTTATCGTGGAGAAGTGTATACAATAGAGGATGTTGCTGAAGAGACTGTTGGATTTCGTGGTTTATTATGGGGCGGTTGGGCATACAAAACCTTTCCAGAAGATTTTGAACTTGTATCCCCAGAACAACCAAAGCCACCCCTAGGCTTACGTCATTGGCATATTGCTGATGCAGAACGTGTTGGAGAAATCCTAGACGCTATGAAGCGTTATACTACTGAGCATAAGCCTATCCCTGAAGAATGGATGGAAGAACTTATTGAGAAAGTTGTAATTGATTATGAGCAATGAGAAAACATATTGCTTACAATGTGGGAGAGTGGTAGAATACCCTCATAAGTTTTGTTGTGAAGAGTGTGAGAAACAGTGGTGGAAGCGGGCTAATTTTAGATAGGAGAGAATATGAGTCCACGTTGTAAACGTTATAAGAACGTGTTTGTAGCTCCAGCTAGTGATTTGTGGAAGGCTATTGAGAATAAAGATAGCAAGAAAGCTGAAGAGCTGTACAAGGAAGCTTTGAAGAAAGCTAGAGAATATGAAGTGATTGAGTAGGAGGGTGTATGGGTTTGAGACTATGTTGGGACTCAGAGGCAACAGGATTTTTAAATGACGAGAACGTAGATTATCAAGCCTCTCCTTGGAAAGTTCGTGACCATTTTAAAATTCATTGTGTAAGCTTCAAAGATATTGTCACTGGTGAACGCTTTCCATTCATTCAAGGGGATGTATACAAGCATCTTAAAGAGTTCTTAGCAGACAGTAACATTGATGAGATTATTGCACACAATCAGTTAGGCTATGACTTACCGGTGCTCAAGGCTGTACTGGGCGTTGATTACTCTGCAATTGACGAAACATTAATGGGAAAGCCATGTAAGATTACAGATACCCTCGTGATGTCAAAAACGCTCAATGCAGATAGATATGCACACAGTATTGAATACTTTGGTAATCTGCTTGGACTAGAGAAGATTGATTGGCGAGCTAAAGCTATCGAGCTTGGACTAATTAATGCTCATGCCCCAAGTGGTGCTGAATTCCTTGTTTATCATCCAGAAATGTTTGTGTACATGGAGCGAGACATTGACGTTAATATTAAGGTGTACAACTATCTTATCAAAGAATGGGGAGATTGGCCTTGGGAAGATGCGTTTAAGCTTGAGACAGCTACACGAGAGATCATTACAGCTCAGGAGCATAGAGGTTTTGCATTTAATCGTGAACTAGCTGAAAGTAATCTTGACTTCCTAGACAAACGCATGGAAGAGATTAAAGCTGTTGTAGAGCCTTTGCTTCCTCCTAAGCCAATGGGTAAGACTACGCTTAAAGACTATACGCCAACAGCTAAACAGTTTCTAAAGAGTGGCAAGCCTAATGTGCATATCACTAATTTTATTACTAAGCATGGTGGAGAGATTATTGAGGAAGGTGATGAGTATTACACTGAGCTATTTGGCAAGCGTTATAAGCTTCCGCTTCCTAATGAACCGTTGCTAACAACTGAGCCAGCCACAGTCAAGGATACAACGCACATTAAAGGTTGGCTAGTAGAGATGGGCTGGAAGCCTTCACAGTATAAAGAACGTGACCTTACTTGTGACAGTAAGAAAAAGAAACTGTCTCAGGAGAAGTTCGAGGAAGCTGTAACACGCTATGTTGAACAAACTTTATCTTCACCGTTTTGTTCAGATCGCTGTGAAGAGTTAGGCACGTCTAAGGGAAGGTTGTTAGCTCTCTTATCTAAACACGACATGAAACGTCCACTCAAGGTGTATACCAATCCTACACTGACAGTAGGCATGGAAAAAGAGATTGACCCAGCCCTGCTAGAATTGGCTGACAAGTTCCCTCATGTTAAGCTAGTGAGCGAGTATCTAACATACTCCCATCGTAGGAACAGTATTCTAGGTGGAGGTGTAGACTATGACGACGACGAGGAAGAGATTGAGAAAGGCTACCTAGCTAGTGTAAGACAAGATGGACGTATTCCAACTCCAGCAGATACATGCGGAGCAGGGACATCCAGATTTAAGCACCGCCTATGCGCCAACATTCCCCGCGTAACGAGCCTGTTTGGTAAAGAAATGCGAGGCATGTTTGGAGTAGATACGTCTACACATTACCAGATGGGCTACGACTTCGATTCGTTAATAACTGGCGAATGTAAAACCTATTGAATTGCTGGAACACCCTAACGTAAAGCCGAGGGCAATCAGCAGCGAAGACGCAAATTACCTCTTAAGACCGGAGGTGATATGAAGAAAATTATTAAAGATTTTCCCATGTATGAAATTTATAGTGATGGAAAAATTTGGAGCAAACATACAAATAAATTTCTTAAACCTTTTCTGAGTTCACAAGGAAAAGGAGAGGACTACTACTTAGCAGTTAAACTCTGTGACAATGCTTTTGAAAAGACTGTCACTATTCACAGGCTAGTAGCAGAAAACTTTATTGAAAATCCAAACAATCTTGAAACTGTAAACCATAAGGACGGAAATAAACAAAACAATTGTATAGAAAACTTAGAGTGGATGACTCAAGGCGATAACAAACGCCACGCTTTTGATACAGGTATTTCAGAGGCTTGGTGGAAAGCTCAGAAACATCCTAGAAGCACTTTCTCAAACGAAGAAGTTCATGAAATTTGTAAAAAGTTTGAAAAAGGTGTCAAACCTGTTGATTTGGCTCCAGCTACTTCTCTTGAATATCAAAAACTATTCAGGATATGGAATAGAGACAACTGGAAAACAATATCTAAAAACTACAATTGGTAATTTGCGTAACGTTCAACGACTATCGAAACCACGTATAAATACGGAAGGGAGTAGAGTAGGAAGTAAGCTTATGACTTCCGAAGCGGTAGGAACTCTTAAATGAGTTATGATATAGTCTGAACATATAGGAAACTATATGCGGCACGTAATGGTGCGGAGTAAGTGTTGCGACTTACTTGAACATATTGTAGAAGCTAAGATAGAGAGCCACTACGTATATAAGTACGAGGGCGGGCCTGAGTATGGTGTAAGCTTAACAGCAGAGAAGCCAAATGATTGCCACTCCGTCTTGAGTAGAAAGATTACGGGTATTCTAGGTAGAGAGTTTCCTAGATCAACAGCTAAGAATGTTAAATACGGGTGCAGCTACAATGCACAACCAGCAAGGGTAGCTAAAACTGTAGGTTGTGATCTAGAGACAGGGCAAGTAATCTTTGATGCTTTCTGGGAGCAAGCTTTCCCTTTAAAGCAGTTGAAGGAGAACATGCAACGCTATTGGGAAACTACGGGACAGAAAAAGTTTCTACTTGGTATTGATAAACGCAAACTGCCAATCAGGAGTAAAGGTAATGTTATCAATACTGCCTTTCAATCTGCTGGTGTTATCTGCGCTAAACGTGCCATGGTAATTCATGAACAGAAGTTAAAGGCAGAAGGGCTTACTGTGAATTTCTGGAAAGCTGATTGGAAAAATCTAGCATATTGTCAACAACTAATTGCATACCATAAACAACATTGTGGCCTTGTGTAGTAATGCACATTGAATAACCCCTCTAATTGCTGGAAACCCTTCTAGGGCAATCAGCAGCGAAGCTGCTTATAAAGCAGAACGTTCAGAGACTAGCCGAAAGGCGTAAGCTTCAAGTGAAGCTGAAACGGGGGGCTTCCCTACGGGAAGGTGATATAGTCCGATACTATCAGTAATGGTAGAGTATTTAACGAATACTATAACGAAATGGATGAGGCGCAATTAGAAGTAGCTAAGTCAATGGTGACATGGAAAATGTTTAAGACAGAGGAAGAAGCTAAGATGTTTAAATCTCAACAGACAGATAAGGTATGGAGCGATGTAGGGCATTCAGCTAAAGGGTACTACGTAGGGTATTGCCGAGCTGGAGAGCTTGCAGTAGAAGCTGTTAAAGAGGCTGGGGAGTACTATAAACTTAATGTAGAACTTACAGCGGGGTATATGCTTGGAACAAATTGGGCAACGTGCCACTAAAAGGGTTGTAGAATGACATACACAAACCAATACGTAGATTTATCTAACCCTAACGAGTTCTCTGTCTGTGATATTAAATATTTAGATGATTATTCTGAACCTTGTAATGGAGGATACCGTAGAGCAC